GATTGTCGCACAAAGTCTAGGAAAGTTTTGCGCCGTATTGGTTGACTTTTGGGGTATGTGTGGGGTAGTATTCCAGTTCCCATAATTGAACTAAAACTGAGTAGCTCTCATGCTTCCCTCTGCATCGCAGTATTTCCGCTCCCTTGCGTCGGTCGAGAAAAAGGCCATTTGCAAAAAGTGCGGGATCAAACTCAACTATTTTTACAACATCGTCAACCACCCGGAACGTCGTGTGTCCGTCACGCTTGCTTGCAAACTCGAAGAGGCAACGCGCCGGCAGGTTTCCCGTCGGGCGATTCTTCCTCAGATCGATTGGGAACTCATTGAAAGCACGGGCAAGTAGCCGGGAGGCTCGCCATGAACTACGTTCAGTTTCACGTAGGTGACTGGGATTCGAGCACGCGTCTTTTGTCGCCACTCGAAAAGGGTGTCTACATAGATTTGTTGATGCTCTACTACTCAGTCGAGCGTCCGCTTATGCGTTCGGAATGCGAACGCATCTCCCGAGCATATGCGCCGGAAGAGAAAGCCGCACTGGAATATGTGCTTGACCGCTTTTTCCATCGTGAAGGTGACGTTTATGCGCATCGCCGGTGCGATGAAGAGATCGCCAAGGCCGCGGAGAAGTCCGAGAAGGCCGCGAAGTCTGCTCAAGCCCGATGGAATAAGGGCTCAAGGGGAAAGAAAGCCTCAGACGCAAATGCAAACGACATGCAAAACGGATGCACTTGCAATGCGGACGCAGATGCGAACGGAATGCAAACGCATAGCGAACGCAATGCGGACGCAATGCTAACCAAGAACCAAGAACCAATAACCAATAAAGAGACAGAAAGAAAGAAGAAAGAAAAGCGGCAGGCAATCACGCACGCATTCAACCTCGACACCCTGCCCGAAGACTGGCGGACGTTCTGCGAGCAGCTTCGGCCTGACCTCAACCCCGACACGGTCTTTGCCAGCTTCTCGGGCTACTACCGGATCGGCAAGGGCAAGGACACCATACGTAGCGGCAAGGGATGGAATCAGTCGTGGCTCAACTGGGTCAAGCGCGAGAAAGAAATCACATCGAGAAAGCCCGCGGGATCAAACGCACACCAACAACCTGAAGTTTTTGACGAGGCCTACTACGAGGGATCGATGAATCCGGACGGTACGGCCAATTGGGGGTAAGCAACCATGCAGACATTTTCAGCCATCATCGAATCCTCGCAGGGCGCAGTCCCTCTGCCGATCCGCAGGGGCGCCGTTTTGAACTGCGCAATTCACGGACCGTATAACGGTATTCAGACAGTTTTGGGCGGGCAGGTCGTGTGTGAGTCTCAGTGTCCTGAGTGCGCACTGATCGAACGTAAACGCCGCCAGGCAGAGCGTGAGGCCTACGAAAAGGCTAAGAAAGCGGCCGAAGCCCGCGACCGCATCGAGGAGGCATTACGGCGCTCCTGCATCCCGGCCGAATACCGCACCAAAACATTCTCGAACTTTCTGGCCGAGACGAAAAACCAACAAGGCGCGCTGGACCTCGCCTGCCGGTTCGTGCGCGGCTGGGAAAAGGCGAAAGAGACCGGCTACGGACTCTTTTTCTTCGGTAACCCGGGGACCGGCAAAAGTCATTTGGCGTGCGCCATTCTTCATGCCCTTTTGCCGCGGTCAGAAGGCGTCTATACGCGCGCTACAGACATCATCCAATACGTCCGTAGCACCTGGAGCGGAAAAAGCGACAGAACGAGTTTTGACGCAATTCGGCTTTTCTCGGAGGTCTCCCTGCTTGTGATTGATGAGGTCGGTGTCCAGGCCGGCACCGAAAACGAGAAGCAGATTCTTTTTTCGATCATCGACAGCCGGATTTCAGAAAACCGCCCGACGATTTTCCTCTCGAATCTGCGCCCGGCAGACCTTAACAACGTTCTCGGTCCGCGCCTTGTGGACCGCATCCGCGGCAAGTGCGTCGCTTATCAGTTTTTAGGTAACTCAATGCGCCGGCCGCTTTCGGCTGACGTTTTCGGAGAGGCGGCATGAAACGCGTTCTCGATATGTGCTGCGGACCCCGGTGCTTCTACTTCGATAAGGCGGATACGCGCGTCCTAGCTTGTGACGTGCGTATGGCGAACTTCACGAATCAGCTGAACCGGACGTGCATCGTGGCCCCCGACTTGCTGCAGGACTTCCGGCATCTTCCGGAAGAGTGGGTCGGCAGGTTTGACCTGGTGCTTTTCGATCCGCCGCATCTGGTGCACGCCGGGGAAAAGTCCTGGCTCCGTGCGAAGTACGGGATTCTTGACCGGGCGAACTGGCGGGCTGATCTCGCTGCGGGATTCGCCGAAGGGTTTCGGGTGCTCCGGGAGGGCGGCACGTTGCTTTTCAAGTGGGCCGAGACTCAGATCAAGGTGAGCGAAGTTCTGAAACTCACGGAACAAAAGCCGCTGATCGCTACGCGGTTCCCGACGAAAAGCGGTACACATTGGATTGTTTTCTACAAGGAGGAGGCATGAGCACCGAAACTTTTCTTGATCCTAACGCGGGTCGGATTTTGTGCGACGTCTTTGTCAGAGAAAAAGTACTCGGGCCGGAAGCCGTGGTGTACGCCTCTTGGCACGTCGTTGTTATCAGCATTCCGGCGTACGTGCAGGGGCCGCCTCTCGTCTGGGTTGGGCTCGCTGAGGGCGAACGCAGACTGTGGCCGGTTCCGGCGGACTGGCGCATGACAGCAAAGGACTGCGAAAAGGTCGCTGTGGAATTTATCGAAAAACTCAAAAAGGAGGGATTGGCATGAGCAACCCGAAGCACGTCCAGTTGAAGCCTGAGGACGCCGCAAAGATCGTGGAAGTTCTCGCGGATGTTGAAACAACTGCGCCGCGATATTTCAAAAAACAAGGTTTGTCTTTGCAGTTGATGCGGCTGAAGAGAGAAGTCCGTCGCGTTCACGCGCAGTACGAAAGGGAGGATGAGGAATGATGAAAACGCCTACCGGAGTTTCACGCGCTGTCGCAGAGAAGCTGACTCGCGCTTATAAGGTCGGCCACGACGTAGGCCTGAAGGGCTCAGCGCCGTCAGTCGAGGCTGCACAGTACAAGACGAAATTAGAGCAGCGGTATTTCTGGCTGGGCGTCTGCGACGCTCAGGTCGAAAAGAACCACAGGGAGGACGAAGAATGAAGCCCGCAATGAAACGTCTCTACGCCAAAGGGCGGCTGAAGCCCGGTGAGATGAACGCGACTGAGTCCGCCTACGCGGCTTTTCTGAAGGCAGAACAGCAGGCGGGGCGCATTGAGAAGTTTTGGTTCGAGTCCATGAAAGTCAAGATTGCCGCCGGGAAGTGCTGGTACACGCCCGATTTCATGGTGCTCCGGCCAAATGGTGAAATTGAACTTCACGAGGTCAAAGGGACGCTCGCCGTGTTTCAGGACGATGCCCGGGTAAAGGTGAAGGTGGCTGCGTCTCAGTACCCGTTCCGGATGTTTGTGGTCTTCCCAAAGGCGAAGCGTCAGGGGTGCGGGTGGAACATAGAGGAGTTTTAAATGAATGAATCCATCGGAGTTAGCACTGTTCTCCCGCCCTTGGCTGCAGCTCTCCTTGTTTCAGCTGCCGATCATGCCCGAACGCTCCCCGTCGGAAGCCTGCAACGCGCCAAGATCATCGCCACGGCCGAAACCAAAGCCCGCAACCTGTGCCCGTACGCATACCGTCGTGACGATGATTGCGACAGTAGCCGACAACGGCGCGGTTATCGGTGAGGATCATTGGAACGCGAAGTACCTGGATTCGGATATTGAGCACGCCATAGAACTGAGGCAGGAGGGATACACCTTCCGGGAAATTAGCCTGATGCTGGATATGCCGATTCGAACAATCCGGAGTTATGTGGATGGCTCCCGGCGCTGCCAATCTGTCGCCGGGTGGAAAAAGATCAAGAGGAGCGTATGACGGAAAAGAAACTGACGGTGAAGCAGCAGAAGTTTGCGAAGGCCGTCGCCGCTTCGAAGTCAGCGACTGAGGCGGCGATTAAGGCCGGATATTCGAAAAAGACGGCCGGGGCGATTGCCAGCGAGAACTTGAAAAAACCTAACATTCAAAAGGCCGTAGAGGAAGAGATCGACCGCGCCGCGGAAGCCGCCGGCGTCAACCCCGAGTACGTCTACCGAAAGCTGAAACAGATCATTGAAGTCAATACTCAGCTGATAGCGGACGGAGACGATGATGAACAAACGCTCGACAAGGACGGCAAACAGGTTTGGGTCATGGTCGATCCACTGGCCGCGAATCAGGCCGCCAAAACGCTCGGTGGCTTTCTCAAGATGGGTAAAGACAAGGCTGAAGAGGCTAAGGACGAAGCCCTTATGTCTTTGGCTGAGATTCTGCGGGAGAGAATAGGTGCCCTCAAGTAAGATGAAAAAGAAAGAGGCGGACGCCTTTTTGGTGCTGGATCGTATTGATCTCGACACGCCGGCGGGCGTCAATCAGGCTCTTGTGGAGGTTGCCGCGCAGACTTCAAAGGACCCTCTGAAGTTCGTCCAGATTGCCTTCCCGTGGGGCAAAGATACCCTCGCCGGATGGGACGGTCCGGACGTGTGGCAGGTGGACGTGCTCACGAGCATGAGGGACTACCTTCAGCGAGGGGATGAGGAGGGGGCCATTTCCGCCTACCTGGACGCGACGGCGGCCGGGCACGGTGTGGGAAAGTCCGCTCTCGTGGCTTGGATCACGCTGTGGAGCATGGCGACGTTCCCGGATACCCGCGGCATCGTCACGGCCAACACCGACACCCAGCTGCGAACTAAGACGTTTGCCGAAGTGACGAAGTGGTTCAATCTCTGTCTCTTCAAGTCGTGGTTTCGCATCTCGGCGACGTGCGTCTGTAGCCGGCAGAAGGATCATGACAAGACGTGGCGCTTTGACGCGATTCCTTGGTCCGAATCGCGCCCCGAAGGCTTCGCTGGGCTACATAACGCCCGAAAGCGCATCATGGTGATTTTCGATGAGGCTTCCGCCATTGCCGACATAATTTGGGAAGTCGTCGAAGGTGCCATGACCGATAAGGACACTCAGATTTTTTGGATGGTTTTCGGCAACCCGACGCGAAACACCGGGCGCTTCTACGAGTGCTTTAACAAGTACCGGCATCGTTGGGTGCATCGTCATGTGGATGGGCGGACGGCTATCGGTACGGACAAGAAAAAGATTGCGACGTGGATTCAGGACTACGGCATCGACTCGGACTTTGTGCGAGTGCGTGTGCTGGGGCAGTTCCCGTCGGCGTCTTCGCTGCAGTTTATCCCGCGTGCCATAGTCGATGAGGCCATGCAACGACAGTTGGAGCACTGTTCCTACTATCGGCAGGTGGTGATTCTTGGTGTGGACGTGGCGCGGTTCGGTGACGACGCGTCTGTCATCTGTTGCAGGATCGGGACCGATGCCCGGTCTTATCCGGCAAAAGAGTTCCGCGGACTGGACGGTTGGGAGTTGGCGGCGAAGATCGCTGAGGTCTACAACGAATTCCGACAGAAGGGCGCCCGAAAGGTTGTTATCAATGTGGACGCCGGCGGTGTGGGGGCGTCCCCGATTGACTGGCTGCGGCATAACGGTTATCCGGTGAACTCCATCAACTTCGGTGGCGGGGCAACGAATACCGAACGCTACAAGAATCTCCGAGCAGAAATGTGGGGGCGTGGGCGCGAATGGCTGAATGCCGGCGGCTGTATCGAACAGAACGACGATCTTGTGACGGACTTGACCGGGGTGGAGTACGGCTATACGCCGACGAATCAGATTCTGCTCGAAAGCAAAGAGAGTATGAAGGATCGCGGCCTGTCGTCTCCCGATCGCGCGGACGCGCTGATGCTCACGTTTGCCGTTCAAATGAATGAGTACCTGTCGGAGATGGGGCACGCTCAGCCGCGTAACGGTCGTCTGGGGGCGCATACCGTTCGGGACCCGTATGCGTGATGTGCGCGTAGCCTGGTGAACGCTGTTGACAATGCCTCTCATCTTTGAGGGGCTTTTTATGGCTGTAGGAAACGTAAAACGATTAGCTGGGCCTTTTACCGGGGCCGGGACAAAGATTCTTCCGTTTGGCTTCAAGATTTTTGAGCCGACGGACGTATTTGTCGCCCTGGCAGAAAAAGAGAATGATCCTCCGAAAAATTTGGAATACAACGCGGATTACTCCGTGGAAATGAACCAAGATCAGGAGGCTACGCCCGGTGGTACGGTGACTCTGACGAATGCCCTGAATGAAACGCAGATTGTATCGGTTGGGACGGACATTCCCTACACGCAGACCACTCAGCTCACGAATTACATCCGCTTTCCGCCGGAAACGATAAACACGGCGCTTGACAGAACGGTCGTGCAAATTCAGCAGCTTGTCGAGCAAGTCAGCCGCGCGCTCATCACCGATCCGACGGACACGATTACCCCTCGTCAGCTGCGCGATAAGTTGCTCGCCGCGGTGGACGACGCTATCGCTGCAGCCGGGGCGTCCAAGGAAACGCTTGCCGCCTGCGAAGCCATCAAGGGCTTTATCGAACGTTACTCGTGGGATATTCCCCACCTGGTGAACTCCCTTGAAGAGGTCGAGGCTTACCCCTACGACGGGTACTTCTGGGTGAAGGGCTACGGCAATCCGGGGAACGCCGGGGAAGAAATCGGCAATCGATTAGTTAACGGAAAGACACTTTTGGATTGGCTGAAAGACCCTGTGAACGTGTCTGTGTTTGGCGCGAAGGGGGATGGTGTCACCGACGACTCTGAAGCGATTCAGTCGGCGGTGGACTACGCCAAAAAGAAAGGCGGTTGGCGGGTGTATCTGCCGTCTACCGGACACGCCTACGTAGTTTCAAAGTCGATTACCGTCGGGCAAGGCGTAACGATATGCGGCTCTGCAAACGGAAGTCGGGCGTTTGCTCAGTCCATGGAGGATGCAGCGGCTCACACGACGACGATTATGCCCACCGGAAGCGGCTCAGCCTTTATCCTCGCAGAAGATGGGGCGGGCATACACGACGTTCGTTTCCTTCACAATCAGCCAGAACCGGCTGAAGGATGGGCTCCGACTCAGTATGGTTTCTGCATTGAAGGACGGGCAAATTATCACCGCATCGAACGTATCGATATTGTGAACGCAAGTCACGGCATCTGGCTTTCTCATACACCAACGGGTGCTACCGGGACGCAGATTGTTATCGACGATTGTCGTATCGGTGCTTTTGAAGTTGGGCTACAGCATGACGCGATTAAGGACACGTTGTCCGTAACCCGTATCAACTTTGCTCCGAATTGGCGTGGTGATAATCAGTACGTGAAGCAGTATCGCCATGAGCACACAATAGGCTGGCGCATCGGACACGGCAGCGGAACTTATGCAAACGGTATTGAGTTCTATCGTTTGAAGACGGCTATGTCCTTCCGTGGCGTTTCGAATAATGTCGGCAACGTGACGTCCGCACGTTGCGGCCGTTTCGACAACATCATGTTCAATCTTGTGAACGTGTGCGCGGCGCTTGAGTCTTCCGACGTTACTGCGGATGTTGACTTCGGAACTGTGTACGCCCAAACGTCCGACGACTGGGGGCTCCCGCTGGGAACTTCTCCGATTTTCCAATTTGAGTCGGACGGTGTGCATATGTCCTTCGAACGGCTGCGCGTGAATTACTGCGGTGGGACTGTAATGCGCATCGGCGGAGGAAGCGGAGGTCGCGTCAGCATTGCCGATCTTTATGTCGGCTCTTACAGCGATAACGGCGAGAATCAGCCCGCTTTCTACGTAGCCAAAGGGGCTGAGCTCAAAATCGGAACATACCGCATTGTGAAGCGACTCAGCAAGGCGGGGAAATATTTCGCCGGTGAAGGCTCTGATGCGGTAACGACTGGGTGCTGGCGCACAAAATCTTTCTTTCCTGTCTTTAACTCAGTAGCCGTCACTACCACCGGTGCTACTCAAACGATCACTACCGATGACCCTGCGAAGCCGAACCACGACGGGACGCATCAGGTTTTGCTAAACGCCAATATCAATGTCACAACGCCTATCAGCGGGGCTTCCGTGCAGGTTAGCTATGGCGGGGTGACGGTGACGATTGACGCGTCCTCATCCGGATGGAAAACGGCAAATAGCGGGTGGACGGATATTCTGGAAGGCAGTCGAAATTCTCAGGCAGGGCGACTGAGTGTCGTCGCACCTTCGGGCGTCAAATTTAATACTGGCAGTTGCTACGCCCAGTGGAGATAAGAATCATGACAATCCAATACCATTCCGGCGTCGCCCTCGCCAAGAAGAAGGGCAAGGATATTCACGTGGTGGAAACGCCAACTGGTATCGGCGATCTGTTGCCGGTGGCTACGGCCGGTACCGCCTACCCGCGTCAGCTCCGGTATCGCTTCGCGGACGTCGTCAATGTGAAAGATTACGGTGCTGTTGGCGATGGCGTGACAGATGATACCGCCGCCTTTGAAGCCGCTTCAGATAAGGCCAACCATCGAGAAGCTATATATGTGCCCGAGGGAACATATATACTTAGTCGAGATGTTGCTGGAAACTTTATTTCTTTTGGTGATGTAAGAACAAATCGAAGTATTGATATTATAGATATCAATTCTTTGAAGACTAGAAAGTTCGTCGAAACTCTGAATCCGGGGATGCTTTTTACCATACCTATACCTAGAGAGAGTGCCAACAGTCGTTTTTTCCTACAGGGTTATTGCATTGACGATGCAGATAATGTTTATGTCTGCATGAGAACATCCTCGCATTCGGCGCAGAAAATCATGCGCTTCAACATCACAACTGGCGAAAGTTTGACGAAAGACTTTACGAATCTCCACCACGTGAATGCGGCTACTTTTGCCAACGGCAAGCTTTATGTTTGCCCGATGAATACGTCACTAGCACCGATCGTTGAGCTTGATCCATCTACCTTGACGGTTACAAGGAACATTTCTTTGGCGTCTCCGATCCCCGGAGGTGGTGGGGCGCTTGCATATGACAAGTACACGAATTGTTTTTACTACTACGCAAATGCGACTGTCTGGGTTCTCGATACAGACTTTCAGCTTGTAAAGGCAATCAAATGGACATGCCCGGATTGGACGCCTCCGGTTGGACAGACCTACGGCGCGTACAAAGGCATGCTCTTTTTCGCTCGCTCTGCTAGTGATAAGTTCGTTGCCCGAAGGTATGAGGCGGTGCTTGTCTTTGATACCGACAAATGCGAGGTTGTTTACGAATGGATCATTGGAGTCTCTTTCGTCGAACTCGAATCCGTTGCTTTCTACAAAAATAGAATGCTTCTAGGGTTTAACGACGGGCCTGCGGAAATCCCTTTCTATCTGGCGACTTTTGATAAGAGCACTCGTTTGCAGCTTCCTCTTACGACAGAAGAGTTGATCCAGAAAAATCATCCCTATTTGGGCAATCTGAGTCAAGAAACAGTGACGCTTTATGTCGATGCCAACGCAAGTGCGCCGGGTGATGGTTCTGAAAGCAAGCCGTTCAACTCGTTAAAGCGGGCGATCTGGTGCGCTCGTCAGGTGCAATACCGTTCCATTCTAAAGTTGAAAGGTGACTTTACCCGCACAAGCGACAGAGAGTACATCCAAGGTGTGTCGCGCATGATAGTCCTTGAGCCGTGGGGTGTGGACTACGCCGCGACGATTCCGCCCTTGGTTATCTGCGAATCTTACGTTCGTATGGGGGCTGTTATCGTAAAGGGCGCGATTCGCTATGACAGCTTTGTGTGCAGTATCTATTCGGAAGACTCCAGCCTTGACGTGAGAAAGCCGAAGTTCGATCCGGCGGGTTTTTCGGGAACGATTGATCGATATATCAATGTTCTTCGAGGTGAATTTTTCGCGAACGGTATTGACTTTAGCTTGACGGCCTCGCATTTGCCTACGTCTGGCTACGTGACTGGGTACAGCGGCGCTTCGATCGCGCTTCTACAGAATAAGGCGAGCTTCATATACCCGGCAGGGGCAGAGAAAGTCGTTCGGTTTTCATCCGTCGGCCCGTGCACGAGTCAGTATGCAGACGCTCGCGGTTTGCTTATGAGTAGTACGTACTCTGTCACTAAGCTCGGCGAAGTCTACCAAGGTGACGGCCTCGGTAACCTGATACCTGCTTCGTGAGGTGAGAAATGAATCTATCTAATCTTTCTCACGCAGCCTTGGCTTTGTCTGCTCAAGTCGTGATCGGCATGCTTGCCTACGCCTGCGGTAGCTCGATCGTAAGCGCAAGCGTCATCGGCGGCTGCTTCGCAGTCGGGTTCTATTTCGGTAGAGAGGTAGCTCAGGCTGAGCGCAAGGCAGGCACTCCGCCTTGGTGGAGCGGCTTCATCATGACGAGGTGGAGTCGGGATGCGATCTTTGACCTGCTTTGCCCGGTCGTGGCGTGCTCAGCACTAGTTCTCGTAGCTGTCTTCCTTCGCGGAGAACTTTAAGAGGGATAAACAATGGAACATGAATATCTACACGGTCGAGCCTTCGTAAAGAAGAGTAAGGGCAAGCTCCAAATCTTCGAGACGCCTGCTGGTGACCGTTACGGCATCCGCTATGAAGAAGCGCTGGCGTTGGAGTGCGCCTACCAGCGCTGGCGCCTGGCGCAGATTGAGGCGCGTCTTTGAACACTAATGCCATAATTCGGACAATGGAGAAAGATCATGGAAACAAAGATCGCAGTGCTAGCAGGGGTTCGCGAGTATTCCGAAGGGGAAGCTGTGGAACTTTGGTTCAATGACAAAGGTCGTATCGTTGTTCGGGCGTATAACGAAGGCGGTTGTTGCGCTACTGATGTAGACTTGTTCGATCTGCTTTCCTCCGTAGGGGTTCCCGAAAATGCCCAGCGACAAATTGAAGGTGCGGCCGTAACAGAACCCCGTTTCCGTAGCGGTTCGTAGAACTGAGATTGCAAGGAGAACCCCGGGAAACCGGGGTTTTTCGTGCGCGTACTTCCTGACTCTGCGCCGATCATGCTGGCATAGGAGGCGTTATGGAAATACGTAGAACGACTTGGGCGGAAACGTTCGCACGCCCGGAATTTCAGCAGATTATCAAGGACTACGCAGACGAAAGCGGAAGTCCTTTCATGCGTGGCGCACCGAATCCCGATGAGTACATTGCAGCGGAAAAGGCAGGGGCTTTTATCCCGGTTGGTGTTTTTGACGGCGGACGCATTGTCGGCGGGGTCAATATCATGATCCATCGCATCCCGCACTATCAGGAAGTGCTCGCGTCCGTGGAATCCATCTTTCTCGCCAAAGAGCACCGACAGGGCACGGCGGGACTGCGGCTTCTGCGTGAGGCCGAGAAGGTGGCCCGTGAGGCCGGCGCCCAGGTGCTGATGGTAGGGGCGCGCTGCGGTTCTCGGTTTGAGGAACTGTGCCGGCGCCTCTATACGCCCGTCAACACGGTTTTCCAGGTGCGGTTATGACGGCGGCACTGCAATCTCGCGGCGAACTGCCTCCGACAACGGCGGCAGGGATTGCCGAAGTGAAAGCCCTTGAGGCGTTCAACGAAACGATGCCGCCGGCGGACGTGCCGACGGATCACTTTATCCATGCCGGTTGCTATGTGAGGACGTGTCGAATCGCGGCCGGGGTGCTGCTTACCTCAGCCCTTATCAAGGTGCCGACGGTGGTCATCATCAGCGGTGATGTGGTGATTCGCGCGGATAGCGAGTCTCATCGGGTGTCGGGCTACACGGTGCTACGGGGCATGGCGGGGCGCAAGGTGGCCTATCACGCGCTTCAAGACACGACGATCACCATGATTTATGCGACTCAGAAAGCGGTCCCGGAAGACTGTGAACCTGAGTTTACGGGCGAATACGAACATCTTCTCACTCGGAGGAAATAACAATGTCAGGTGCAACAACGGCGGCAATGGTTGGTATGGCGGCAGTGGCTGCGGCGGGTACGGCCGCTTCGATGTACTCAGCCAATAAGCAGGCGAAAGCACAAGATCGCGCAACGCGTCAGGCGGAAGAGAACGCTAAAAAGCAGGCGGAACAGTCCGCGCAGGCTACCCGGCGTCAGCAACAGAATCAGGCGGACGTGTCCGGCATTCTCTCGATGAATCAGGACAGCGGTTTGTCCGGCGGGTCTACGCTTCTGTCCGGGGCCGGCGGCGTCAATAAGAATCAGATGAGCTTAGGCGGTGGTTCGACTTTGGGGTAAGCCATGAGCGACGGTAAGGACTTACGTGAAACAATCCTGCGGCGCTGGGTGGTGCTCTGCAATGAGCGTGAGCCATACGAATCTCAGTGGCTTGAGATTTCACGCCACATAACGCCGGCAAGTGGGCGTTTCCTGGGGACGGATGTTAAGAATCAGTCCCGTAGTCGGTGGAACAAAATCTACGACAATGCGGCGACGTACGCGGCGACGATTCTGTCGTCCGGGCTACAGTCGGGGATGAACGATCCTTCGACGCAGTGGTTCGCGCTCACGACGGGAACGCCTGATTTGGACGAAAGCCACGAGGTCAAAGTTTATCTCGACCGTGTGCAACGCATTTTGGAAATGGCGTTTGAAAGCACAAACGTCTATCAGGCGTTGCACCACGGTTGGCGTGAGGTCGGGGTCTACGGAACGTGCGCCATGATTATCGTGGAGGACGCGAAGGCTGGCTTCCACTGCTATCCGTTGGTCTGCGGTGAGTACTGCATTGGCGTAGATGCCTGTAATCGTCCTAATACGGTTTACCGTCGTTTCTCTATGACGGCGGCGCAGATGATTGAGCAGTATGGCCGTGCCAAGTGTTCTAAGGCCGTGCGGGACGCGTACGATCAGGGCCGCCCGGATAAGTCCTTCAAGTGCATTCATGCCATTGAGCCGCGCTTTGACCGTGACCGCACAAAGAAAGACAATCTCAATATGCCGTGGCGGATGGTGGTGTTGCAGATTGACTGCGACGAAGGCGAAGACGGAATTCTCCAGGAGTCAGGCTACAACGAATTTCCGGCGGTGGTGGGACGCTGGGGTGCGAACGCTTCGGACGTTTATTCCGAAGAAGCCCCCGGCATCATTGCTATCGGCGATACAAAACAGCTGCATCACGAGTGCCTACAGAAGGGGAACGCCATTGATTACGCGGTGAACCCACCGTTGATCTTCCCGGTATCCGCGAAGGAATCGGAACTTGATTTCCTGCCTGGCGGCCGAAACTTCATTGATATGCCGTCTCAGGCGAATCAGGTGCAGAGTGCTTGGGCGGTTAGGCCTGATCTCGCGGCTCTGGCGGCGGATATGCAGGATATTCGTCAGCGTATCAATCAGGCGTTCTGTGTCGATATGTTCCTCATGGTGTCGTCCGCGAACAAGCATCAGATGACGGCTGAAGAAGTGGCGCGACGCAATGAGGAAAAGTTGATGATCTTGGGGCCGGTGCTGTCCCGCCTCAACAACGAAGTGCTGAAGTCCCTCATTGAACGTGCCTTCAACATCCTCGCCCGTGCCGGACAATTGCCGCCGGCACCTCCGGAACTGCAGGGGCAACAGTTGAAAATCCGCTATATGTCGATGTTGAGCCGGGCGCAACGCTCGCTGCGGGCCAATAGCCTCGATCAGTACCTGATGCGTATCGGCAATCTCGCTCAGTACGACAATCGTGTGATAAAGAAGATTGATCCCTTCGCAGCTGCCGACGAATACGCCGATTACCTCAGCGTGGCTCCGTCGGTGGTGGTGCCGACCGAGCAGGCGATGCAGGCTGTGGAGGCAGAGAATCAGGCGATGCAGCAGCAGGCTCAGCAAGCCCAGATGGCTCAGGGCGTGGACTCCCTCGCCAAACTGGGCAAGGTGCCGGCGGATGGTTCGACGATGGCCGGAAAAGTGGTGCAAGGCATGATGGCGGCGCAACAGTAATGAATCTCTCCTGAGAACCGTGGGCGGTCTTATGTCGCCGCCTTTTCCCCCTGCGCGTATGCGCCCTGACCTGTCTTAGGGTGCGGACAATCAGGGGGATTTTTTATGGCAACAACTCCGACAACTTCAGGAAGCACCGGTCTCACGCCGGCTCAGGCAGGGTACGGGATGTTATGGATGCAGGCCGCGGCGGGCCTTGTGAGCGCTTTTGGCGGCATGAGCGTTACCCGGCATCAGAACTCTATCGCGAAGGCTCAGGCCAATATTGCCCGGATCAATGCGCAGTCCATGGAACTGCAGGCGCAGGCTGTCTTGCGGGCTAATGAGTCCGCGACAGTGCGAAAAACGATGGAAGCCGGGCAGGTGAAGTCGGCTCAGCGGGCGGCCTTGGCGGCGAACGGTGTGGCAGTAGGCGAAGGTTCGGCAGCGGAAGTGCAGGCTTCGACTGATATTGTCAAGGAAATGGACAAGAATCAAATGAAGGAGAATGCCGTCCGGAACGCCTGGGGCTACCGGATGCAGGCGGCGAACTACGAGGGGCAGGCGCTGATGGCGGAAGCCTCAAAGCAGAGCGTTGGTCTGAACTTCGCTACGTCCATTCTCAATACGGCGTCTCAGGTCGGCAGTAATTACATGCTCATGTCCGCCAACGGCTTCAAGGATGCCGGCAATGGGACGCAGACTGCTCAGCCGGGCGGCTCCCTCACGCTCAAAAAGATGCCGACTATCGAAGTGGGTGGCGCAAAGATTCCGATGCTGGGTAGCACTCAGGCGGCGCCGACGTTCCAGTACGGCGTCTTCAACGGCGTCAGACTCTATTAGGAGAAGGCACGATGCCGATGGTTCCGATGTATCAGGGCGGCGTGCCGTCCGTTGTGGATTCCGGACAGACAGGGCGGCAGGTGGCCCAACTTCCGAATCAGACGATTAACTACGCGAAGTTGATGCAGGATGCACAACAGCCCTTGCAGGACTTTGCGAACAATGCCGGTAAGGCGCTTCAGACGATTGCCGCACGGAATATCAAGGCGGAAAGCGACGAGGCCGAAATGAAGTACATGGAGGCGGTGCAGACGCGCCTCTATGATCCGGAAGCCGGCTACTTCAATCAGAAGGGTAAGAATGCCGTAGACGCCTACGACGGCGCGATGCAGGGGCTCAAGAAGGATGCCGACGACATTCTCGGCAGTTTGTCGCCTTGGTCCCGTGAGGCGGTGCAGTCCCGCATTCAGGATCGGCTCCGGTCGGCTCAGGGGCAGTCTATGCAGTGGATGAGCCGTCAGCGGGACGCCTGGCACATCGGAACGTCTAAAGCCCGTATTGATTCGCTTGTGGAAAGCATCGGGCAGAACTACGGCAACAAAGACTACTGCGGCGCGTCCTATCAAAGCCTTGACGATGAAATCACGGCCCTTGCCAAAATGCAGGGTCTTGGTGAGGAACAGACGAAAGCCTTGCGCGAAGGTTACTGGGATATGGCTCAGGCTCAGCGCTATAACACGTGGGGGCAGGATGACGCTGTGGCGGCCTTGACGGACTTTCAGAACAACCGAGGTTCCATCGGCAATGACGTGGCGGCCAAGATCGGGACTCAGCTGTGGCAACAGGCCAAACAACCGCTCGCGATGATGCTCGCCGGTTCCGTCGGCGAGACGATGCTGAACAAGAAAGACTTCATCAAAGAGTCCCTGAAGCCCGGGCATCGTACCGGCATCCCGGCGATTGACGGGCTTAATCAGGCGCAGAAGGTGGAGCTTTTCTCGGCCGCCCATTCCTATGCGGCACAGAACCGGGCGGCGGCTCAGGCGGATTTGCGGACGGCGGTGCAGAACTCAGTGAAGACGGCGGCAGATCATGGCTATGACGAGAACGAATTGTCCGAACAGGGTTTTGTCGGGGCGTTTGGAGAGAAAGCAGGCAAAGAACGCTACGACGATTACAAGGCGGCCTTTGATACGAATACAGCGGTCTATGCCTATCAGTTCATGGACAATGAGCAGATTCAGCATGACCTTGCGAATGCGAAACCCGTTCCGGGTTCTCCGTCCTATGCCGATGACCGAAAGCTGTATGACGCTCGTGTGAAGGCGGCTCAGAAAATTGTGAAACTCCGGGCTGCGGATCAGGTGGGCGCTGCCATTGCCACAAAACAATTTGGCTATGAACCGTTGAATTTTGAAGTCCCGGACAAGATGATGGCTCAGCTTGGCGAACGCGTGGCCCAGGCTGAGAGCGTTGCAAGAGATTGGGGTGGGGCGCCTCGCATTCTCTCTAAAGATGAGTCGGCGCGGCTGGTGACGGCGCTCAATGCAGCGGACGTGGACGGCAAGGTGGCGCTTCTGTCTCGGATTGCAAACGCTGTGGGACCGAACGGCATCCGGATGGTGTCGGATCAGCTGAAGGCGAGTGACAAAAAGTACGCCGTGGCGATGGCCGGATTTGACATAACGCCGGGTGACGGCGGCATTACTTCCGGAGAAATGTACCTTCGAGGGCTGCAGCTCATCGCCGAAAAGCAGGTCAAAGATGATCCGGCAGTGGAAACCGGCAATGTGGCACGGCTTTACGCAACTATCAATCGGGACAACGATGGGACGCAGGAGCTGTTTAAGTCGGACGCGGCCCGGGCCGATACGGTGGAATTGGCACGCGGCATCTTGGCCTATCAGCAATGGGCGGGCTCCGGAAGCATTGAAGACGCCATAGCAGCGGCCGTCGGGGGCGATGTTGAAAAGTACAACGGCAAGAAAACAGTGATGCCGAAGGGAATTGACGCGTCGGCCATTTTCTCGGAAGACTTGGAGAATCTCGTAGAAACCCAGGCGCAAAAAGTCAAAAAGGCCCGTGGCACGTTTTACGTCAGCGGACTGGCGATGACCGGCGCAGAGTTGGCCGCCAAGATGCCGAAACTCGCCCTGCAGACTGAGAAGGTGAACTCAGACGGCAGTGTGACCTACAGCCTGATGCTTAATGGGGAATCGGTGTTTGGTGACGACGGCTCCCTCTATACGTTCGATTTGGTGAAGACGAAGGAATGACAATGCTGTTTTCGGAAATCTATAGCCCGTCCTCTCAGCAACCGCAGATGAGCGAAGAACAGATGCGGCAGGCGAGAATCAACCGCTGGGGCACGGATGCCGTTGGCCCTCGTGATGCGTTCTCGGAGGATTATTCGGATAAGTTCAATACCGTTTTGTCGCCTGATGAGGAAGAAAAATATCAGGCATGGGCGACAGAGAATCACCGCGAAAAGGACGTTTACGACTACGACTTGCGCGGCGCCTGGAAAGAGATGCAGTTCGGCAGGATGTCTGAGGATGAGCGCGGTCACTTGGGCGACAAATACAAAAAGCCGAATCATCCGACTTTCTCGGATCAGTCGATTTACAGCGGTCAGGACGGTGTGACGGGCGGTGTATGGTCTCGGAATGCTGAGGGTAAGGACGTTTATACGCCGGGGCGGAAGCTATCGTCGGTTGAGGCAGATCGGCTGCGCCGTTACTTCCTGCGCAATGAGCCCGGCGTCGTGCTCGATCTGAAGGACAAGGTGTTTGAGGAACGTCCGCTTCCGGGCGTCAATATGCCTCTCGGCGTCTTCTCAGGGCTTGGCGATACGTGGAAGGGCATTCCCGCTGCGGTGCTGCAGACGGCGAGTTCCGCTATCACGGCTTTTAAGAACACCGGGGCCGATGTTCTCTCCCGTATGGGCAGGGACGAAACCCGCGCCTGGTGGGAGGGGCAAAAGGCGGTCATGGATCAAGCCGCCCGGGATATTCGCGATTACAACAAGGTTCACTTTGAGGTCGATCCCGAAACGATGGGTACGGCTTCTCAGATTGTCTACGGGCTTTTCAAGACGCTTCCGAAGGCAATTGGTTACGGTTTGGCGGGCGGCGTCGCCGGCGGCGCACTGGCTTTCGGTGCTGACGTGGGCATCGATGAGACGAATCGCTTGATGGATGAGGGCGTAGACCGCGACACGGCTATCAATTCCGGCCTGGTGTCGTTCGGGATGAACGCAATAGGTATGCGGCTTCCGGCGGTTCTCGGTGCAAGTCGCGGTATGTCCATGGCGTACGGCGCTGCGGCGAATGCCGGGACGAATGTGGCCGAAGTCGAGGGGATCAAATTCATCCTCGAACATCAGGATTACAACCAACTGGCTCAGCAGTACGACTTGAACGGCGTGGACTTGGCGGTAAGCGCGGTTATGGGTGCGGCCTTCGGCGGGGCGTTTTGGCGCAGTCCTGAACAGATTCGAACGCAGAAGTATCAGGACGCGGCCCGTCTTGTCTACGAGGATCAGCGGACGGCTCTTTTCAACAAAGGACAGAGTCAGTTCAACTTCCAGCAGGCGGGCGTACAGGCGGCGATTAACTCCCGCGCCGTGGTGGCCCTTGCGAAGAATCTAGGGGTTGAACCGGACAAGGTTCGGGACTTCGCGGCAAAGATCGTATGGTCGGAGGACGGGAAGTCTGCGGAGGTGCCGAAGGAAGCCTTCAGTATGCCGGTGACCCAGGGCAAAGAATGGCACGTGGGGCCGCAGACGATTGGCCGAGAAAACGAAGCCGTCAATGTGGTTCACATGAACGACGTTCCCGAAGCGGTGCGCACGGCTGATATAGATAAGTTGGTAGGAAAACTGTCTGAAGGTGTCAAAAACTCTGACAGCGGCTGGGTTCTTACAGGTTCTCGTGGTGACGCTAAGAAGTCGCTGCCGCCGTTTAAGTTCGCAGAGAAAAACGCCGGCTTATATGACGCCATTGTCCAAAACTTCGAACAAATTGTTTCGGACGCTAAGCTGATTGAATCTCACACAGACACTCAGCATCAAAACCCCGATGTTCGCGGAATCCACAAGTTTGCAGCTGCAGCTTCTTACGGTGGAAAAAACTATCGTGTTCAGTTGATTGTGCGGGATTATTTGCCTTCGGCCGGTGGTGAGCGCTTGGCGACGCACAGCATTGATGCTGTGGAAGTGGAAGAAATTGGTACCGCAGGCGGGGAGGGGGTTATAGCACCACTTGCACCCACAGACGCTACTAGTGTCCCTCCCGGTGCCGCGCAGTCCCCCGGTGCTGGGGTACCTACTGCGTGGTCGTCTGCTGATACCGTCAGTTTATCAGATTTGCTTAAGGGTTTTGTCCGCGAAGATCAACGCGGGGCGTTTGATTCGGTGGATGATTCTTATCGTGCCGAAGGGGCAGCGTACTACGAACCGCAGGAGTTCAATCAGACGACAGGAGCATTCTCTTACGATGCTCCGAGTCAACCGACCGATCGGCTCGTTGCGGTGCACCATATCGATGCCGACAATTTGTTGAAGGCTAACGCACTCGGCGGATTGGCCGTTCCGTCCATAGGCATCACGAAGGTGAATTCTGGTTATTCCGGTTTTGGCGACATTACCCTGATCGGGACAAAGGGGCTTATTGATCCCGCGACAGGAACGCAGGTTTACAGCGCGGACGCCTATACGAATACGTTCCCTGCGTTTGAGTGGGGAAAGTCCGTTGATAAGAAGAAGGCCGAGGCTCTACGGCAGGAATATCGGAAGACTGAGCGGTTTTTCCGCGGCGGCATGGACAATACCATGAGGTCGCTCATTGATAGCCCTGACCGTGACGACTTTATGTGGCAGTTCCGTACCTCTGTTGTCTCACAGAAGATGTTCCTTGATGAGAAGGGCATCAAGGTTGAGCCCGTTTATCAGCAGCCCTACGCCGGGACGCCTCTTGAGCATCTGTTGCTTCCGTTGTTCCAAAAGATTGATGCTGACCAATCGCTCGATGTGGCAGGTTCAATGCAGGCCTACAACGAAGCGTACGTACAGGCGGTTGATGCACTTGGTGACAAGGCGACTCGCGTTCAGAAGCGGAATGCCGACAAGATTCGCAACGGCGGTCGTTTGGTGGATGCTTATCTTTATGCCCTGATCAACAATGTTGAGAAGATTGGCAAAGCGCCGACGGAGCCGCAGATTGATTCCTACGCGACGGAAAAGCGAATTCGCGAGGTCTTCGAGAATAATTCGGAAGGCTTTGATGCTTGGGTTGCTAAAAAGACGGAAGGCCTTTTTGGTGAGCCGAAAATCAAGGTCGGCGGCAAACTGGTTCCGGTGACGCTGCAGAACGTTGTCAAGGCTATGACGAAGCGCGTGGCAAAAAACACGCAAGACACGATGACGTTTGGTCCGGGCAAGGTGCGGGCGGCGGCTTCGAAGAAGTTCTCGTCAGTAAAAAGCATTCAGGCGAATCGCGAAAGGGTGGTTGATTCGGCGACGGCTAATGAGGTTAACGAGAGCATTGATGCCGCAATGAGTGACTTCAGGCGCCGGGCGGCAGACTTCTACGGGTACAAGGATGCCTTTGCGGCGATGGACGATGCAATGCGGGCGTTGGCCGATTCTGCGAAGGGGAAGCCGACGACTGAGAAGGTCCGCGCTGCGCTCGTCAAAAACGGTTTCAAGGAGCCGAAGGGAGGGTTCCCGTCAGAACTGTTGGACTCCGGCGTAAAAATTCTCACGGACGTGCAAAAGGGGCTTACGGACTATTTTGAGGCAAAGCCTCAGCGTGCAGTAGGCTTGAGCGAGTTTGCGGGCGCGGTGGTGCCTGAAGGGGCCTTGCCGGAAGTGCTGAAGGTTCTGGAGGACGCCGGCGTTGAGGTGCGCACATACGCGAAAGATACTGTTCTCCCTGGCGGCGAACGGACAAACAATCGCTTGCAGGCTGAAAAGGAGTTGTCACAGAAACTGCAACAGGATCGCGGGGACGTGCTGTTTCAGCATGGCAGGGGTGAAAGCGAAATCCGCGGTTCCTTCAACCCGCAGACGAACACTATCAAACTCACGCCGAAGGCGAATCTTTCCACGTTCTCGCACGAACACTCGCACTGGTACCTGACGAATCTCTTTGCGCACGCGGCCGACAAAAACCTTTCCCCGGAAGCGCGGGCCGACATTGACGCCTTGATGAAGGCATTCGGTCTCAAGTCCGTTGAGGAATACAACGCCCTGCCTTTCGAGAAGAAAGTCAAGCTGCAGGAGCAGTACGCGGCTTGGACGGAACGCTATCTCGCTGAAGGTGAGGTGCCGGCAGGGTATTTGCAGGGTATGTTCCGGAACTTCGCTCGGTGGTTGATGGATATGTACCGTGACCTCATAGGCGAAGGTGCCGGCGACGATGCAGCAAAGAAGGAAATTGGGGAACGCTACAAGGCACAGTTCGGCGAAGATCTACCGGAACTTTCGCCCGATGTTCGCCGGGTGCTTAACCGGATGTACGACGCCGAAAAGAAAATGGCGTCCTTCCGGTCGAATTCCAAGCAGGTGACGGCGGCTCGTGTCATTCAGGCTCAGCGTACGAATAATCAAAAGGTTACGGCTCCCCTGCAGAATGGTTCGGCTCCTGACCACTTCATGGCGGCGATTCGCACTCAGCAGCAGGCGGCTCAGGCGATGAACTCCGGCGAACAGGTGGATGTTTCTCAGACGATGAAGAACGTCCCGGTGAACGATGCAACGGTTC